CACGACCTCGTTGCCATTTTCCTGTTCTAATTTTATCTGGCTGAGGCCATTGGTTATTTTGCCGTACTGAGTGAGCAATATGTTCCAATTGATCGGTGCGCCAAATTGGTCAAATGGATCAAGTCCCGTGCCTGCCCTGGCACCTGTGTAGAAACCATCGCCGCCCGATCCGGTATTGATTCCGGTGCTGCCCAGCAATCTGAACTGGTTGCCCGTCAGCAACAAGGCATAGTTGTTTGGTGTGATGAAAGATTTTGATATCAGCGTTCCGTCTATCAGGCCTTCTGCTATGCCGCCATCATCGTCGTACACGCTCATTATAATTTTCTGGATGACCCCTAATTTTGAAACCTTGACTGGCGGGCTCAGCCATATTGGCATGCTGAATCCTATGCTGGCCACATCTATCTCGGTGTCGGCGCCAATTGGTATCGTGCGTGAACTGAAAGATATGTCTGTGAGCTCTATATAACTGAGGCTGGTCCAGTCGATGTAGTTGTCACTCTTTTGTATTTCAAAATCAGGATTGAATAGATACAATATCTGCTCCAATATCTGCAATTTCATGTCAGTGTTAGTGGTATAGATGTCCGCTTTTACATTTAATCTGAATGGGCTGGGCATGACTTTTTCTATGGTGTATCCGGCTCCCAACTTGTCTTCGTACTGTCCTGTGGCAGAATTAAAACTCCTCTCCCTGAGATGCTGTTTCTCTATGTGATAGGGATTCTGCATCCTTTCTCTGTCGTATTCCAGCGCAGTGATATAGGCAGCTATCTTTGGGGCCGCCTGCAGCACGTTCTCACTGTTGTTCCTGATGATGTTGGCCACTTGCCTGGTCATGTCGCCATAGGTCACTGGCACCTGTCTCAGTTGCACCACGCCGTCTCGGCCTTTGCCCAGCTCAATGGAAAAATTGCTCAGCACTCTGATGAACTGAGTCATGAATTTCCTAATCTGGCCGTCGTAGAAATGAAGCATTAGTTGTCCGCCTTGGGTTTGAGAGCATTACTTAATGTCTGCCTCTGCTCAACGGTTAATCCATTGATAGTGGTGCTGGTGCTGTTGTTGACAAAACCAGTTTTAAATGTATTTCTAGAGTCATTGTTGGTGGTTGTCAATCTCACACTGTCCTCAACTTTGATCCATCTGATTCCATCATAGCGGAACAATCTGTTTGGCAAGAAATCCAATCTCAGGAAATAATCATTTTTATTGACATTTGATGTGGGGAAGCTGGTTCCGGCGCCTGCCACATATCCATTGGGTGGCACGCCATCTCCTCCATAATAGAATCCGTAATGGCTGCTGGCCGGAGTATCCACGACTGCATTAATGGGTTGGTTCGAAGATATGGAACTAGTGGCGTTGACCCCATCTATTCTCACATTGCCTCTCTCGTCTATGGGCGTGACATAAAATTGCTTGTAATTGAATCCAGATTTTGGAGCATCTGCTTCCGCTTGGCTGACAATGGCGTCATTTATTTCTCTTTCCTTGTTGTAAGTGCTCATGTAACTGGCAAGAGATCCAGCCGCGGTGGCGTCGCCAAGTATGTCTCTGAATTCCTGGCTGTCCACCATTGTCTTTAATTTTAATCTCAACAGATGCGGCCAGTACGTGGGAGAAAATCCCTCTGCTGACCTATTGACATCTTCCACTACGTAAAATCTCTTCAGGGCTATGGGTATGCTGGCATCCAGACTGTAATCGTCCTTGAGATTTGGAAATTCGACCACGTCTCCACTCATGGGCTTCCTGCCCAATCTCTCCACCACGTCATTGAGATGCACAGTCAAAAACAATGTATCATTCTGCAGAAACATGCCAAATTGGCTGAGATTGAAGTCAGTGTCCTGCACGTTGTATATGCCCCTGATGGTGTATATGTCAGCGTCATATTTGCGATCTCTATTTTCTAGAAACAACAGATCCTGTATGGTTCTCTCGCCCAGGGTGCTGGATGCCGGCAGCGTGGCGCTGGCGGGTCCATCCTTGTTGGTGGCACCTTGATCGTAGGTTCCTATGTACTTGTGGAGGAATATGTCCACTCCGCCCACTTGGAACATCTCATTTATGGTGCGATCAAAGAACCTGTAATCGTTGCCCTTTTCTGGCTTGTATATTGATAAACGTGGCATACTAACCATATTTATAGAAAACACTGCGGCCATAAATATCCATATGTCAGAGATGCAAACAGGACAACAGGAAATTTTCGACTACGTCAAGACCAACCTAGGGGATGGCATGATCGACGTGGAATTGGACCCAAAACACTATCAAACGGCACTGGAAAGGGCGATCAATCGCTACAGGCAGAGATCCAGCAACGCAGTGGAAGAAAGCTATGCTTTTTTGGACCTGCAGATGAATCAGAACAAATACATTTTGCCCAATGAGATCATCAACGTCAGGGAGATATCAAGAGCCACAGTGGGATCACGCAGCGATGGACAGGGAGGCACATTGTTTGAGCCTTTCAACCTGGCCTACACCAATACCTATCTGTTGAGAGCAGGAGCGGCGGGCGGCCTGGCTACCTATTATGCCTTCGCCTCATACCAAGAATTAGTGGGCAAGATGTTTGGATCATTCATACAACATCATTATGACAACGCGACCAAGACCCTGACCATCACGCAGCGTCCCAGAGTGGACACAGAACGGGTGCTGCTGCACACTGACAATTTCAGACCTGACATCACTCTCATGAAAGACATCTACAGCAAACCATGGATCAGAGACTATGCGTTGGCGGTATGCAAGATTATGCTGGGAGAGGCCAGAGGAAAGTTTGGAACCATCGCTGGTCCACAGGGAGGCACCAGCCTCAACGGCGAAACGCTGAGACAGGACGGCATGGCCATGATGGAGAAACTGGACCAAGAGATTAACAATTTCGTGGACGGCGGCATGCCAACTAGTTTTATTATAGGTTAATTCTTTTAAACTTCAGATTAAATATATCCGATTATGGCTGAGATAGGCATCAAGAAAATTCGAGACCTCACACTGGATGAACTGGAAGATCTAGTTACCGCGCTGGAAAACATGACCAAAGTTGCGGACAAGCACGCAATGCGTGAACAAATATTAAAGACCGCTATAAAAGTCAAGCAAGAGATTGCAAAAAGATTAAAAAACCTGTAATATACTTACATGCTGATAGGATTGGTAGGATTGATTGGATCTGGCAAGGACACCGTGGCGGATTTCTTGGTAAAGGATCATGGGTTCAAGCGAGACAGCTTTGCAAAGTCATTGAAGGATGCCGTCAGCGCAATATTTGGATGGGATAGACAATTGCTGGAAGGAGCCACACAGGAAAGCAGGATGTGGAGGGAGAGGATCGATCCCTACTGGAGCAACAAATTGAACAGGACCGTCACCCCAAGATACGTGCTGCAATATTGGGGCACTGAGATAATGCGAGGCTGCTTCCACGACAACATCTGGATAGATTCTTTCACTTCTCGCTACGACGGTGGCAAGATAGTGATCAGCGACACAAGATTCATAAACGAGATCAACACGATCAGAGCCCTGAAGGGCAAAGTTGTGTTGGTGCGAAGGGGACCCATACCCACGCAGGCGGAGATGCAGGAAAAATCAGTGCATCAAAGCGAATGGGACTGGATCGGACAGCAGTTTGACCATGAGATAGATAACGCAGGAAATCTTGCGGAACTTAAGACGCAGGTGGATAGTATGATCAGCTGTCTACTTCCAAATCACCAATAGACCAACCCAATTCCTGCGTGCTTTTCAAACGCTGGCAATTGGAGCATATAGTTTTTAGATTGTAGACTGAGGTGTTGTTTTTATTGCCATCCACGTGGAACACATCCATCTGTGACTCATGAACAGACTTGAACCCACACAGCTCGCAACGAGGTTTCTTCCTGTAGCCGCTGAGGAACCAGCGTGTGGGTCCATTTACTCTGAGATTTTTTTCCTTGCGTATGCAGGTGTCGCACTGGCTGCGCCAGTATATCTTGGTACCTTTTTTATAGCCGTAGGCCCTGGGTTTGGACCTGCATGTATTACATAGGGGTCTTTTCATCATAGTATTTACGTGCCCTATATAGGCACCAAAAATGTCAAGATAACGCCGCAAAAACAAGCATTAACAATAAATAAGTCAAGTTATACTTGCAAGGAGAACTAAAAATGGCATTAACATCACCAGGCGTAGAAGTCACAGTAATAAATGAGAGTTTCTATGTACCATCAGACGCAGGCACAACACCATTATTGATTGTGGCCTCAGCACAGGACAAATTAAACGGAGCCGGCACAGCAATTGCACCGGGAACAAAATCATCCAACGCAAACCAAGTATTTCTTATATCTTCTCAGAGAGAACTTACAGAAACATTCGGAGATCCAAAATTTTACACAGACGCTGCCAACAATTCATTAAATGGCTACGAACTTAACGAGTACGGATTGCAAGCCGCTTACTCATTCCTAGGAATAGCTAACAGAGCTTTCATATTACGAGCAAATATCAACCTTTCGCAATTGGTGGGCACCACGACTGCTCCAACATCTGCGCCAAGCAATGGCAGCTATTGGTTTGACATATCAGCCACAGTGCCAGGCATATTTGAGTGGTCATCTACCGACCAAGCATTCTCGACCATCAGTCCTATCTACATCACAACGACCACGGATCTAGTTGGTTCTGTGACCTCAGGGGCACCAAAGACTTCAATAGGATCACAAGGACAGTATGCTGTCAACGTGACCAACAACTCAAACAAGATCTACTACAAGAACGCATCCAACGCATGGGTGCAAGTGGGTTCGGCCGCATGGGCAGGAGCACCTAACAAGCTGCTTCAGACATCACCACACTCTGAGAGACCAGAATGGAAGACCGCGGAAAACAATGCGCCAACAGGTTCAGTTTGGTTCAAGACGTCAACTCCCAACGCAGGGGCTGACATCATAGTAAAAAAA